GTGTTGCCCACAACATCAAAAGATGTATCTGTAGCTGCATCGTATTCTAAAGCATGTGGTGATCCAAATACTGCAGAATCTTCCCACATAGTTCTAGCTAATGTTCCATTTGTCCATACAGGTCTTTGTGGTGATGAATCAAAATAATTATATGCAACCATTCTGTTTACAACAGAAGATCCTGTTGTTGGATAAAACCACATTACTTCACCAAACAAATTATTTAATCCCGCAGATACCATTTGATTACCAGAATCTAAATTTATATTATCATAAACGTGATCTTCTACTAAACAAGGTAATGATTCTAATTTACCAGCGTATCTAAAGAAACCATTCTCTGACATCCAGTACGCAGCACCATCAACTTCTACACATGCATTCTGTCCAACCAATCCACAGTTAGTTCCAACTTGTGCAAACGCAAACGTAAATGGTTGACCAACAAAACGTTGTGTGAATAATGCTGTAT